TTTCTGGGGAGGATTTAATGAAGTTATGGCACGAGACCCTCAAAATGCTTGGCGTGTTCTTAATCAAGCTCAACCAAACACTGTAGCTAATAAGTTATTTGTGATGGAGTGAAGTTATGCGAGCACGTTATAAGTATGGCATACCTGCAGCGGCTGGATTAGCTACTGCAGGTTATGCTGCATCACAAGGAGAAGATCCAGGTTCTATTGGTTTAGCAGGACTTGCGGGCGGAGCTGGAGCTGCTGCTGGTCTCTTAGGAGCACGACAATTTGCCGGTAGATATTCTCCTACGATGCTACAAGCTGTTCAAAATAGAGTTATTAATCCATTAAGTGAGGCTGTTTTAACCGCTCAAACCAAACTTCCCGATAACTCTACGCTTCGCAAGGATATTTTGAATACTTTAGCCAATAAACTTAGTGATGCTCAAAGAACTACACCAACTCCTGAGATACAACGTTTTATTGGTAAAGGTGTAGCTGGATTAGGTGTTCCTCTTAGTGCTAGTATTGCTGGACTTGGAGGTGTTGCATTAGGTGCTATACCTGGAGCAATGAATATTCCTGGTTTTCAACAGCAGACTGTAGACCCAGAATCCTACGGTTCCAGTAATTCTTTAGGTGCTCGGTACAAACAAACAACAGGCACTGCAGGTATTAGTAATTATTAATAATAGTTAAATTAATACCTGCTAAAATTTTTATAGATAAAGACAGTTGTACGTCTGAATCTTTTCACCATACATCCTGCAATATAGGAGGATAAACTAAAGTGTTTATTGATACAGATTTTCCAAAAATCTTAGGTGCAGAACTTTATCGTCCTCACCCTGCTTACATTTGTGAAATGGCTGTAGAACCAGTAGTGGTTCATGATTTTACTCGGCAGCCAGGTCAAACTGTTCAACTCGATCGCTATAAATTCTGGGGCACTCCTGGTACTAAAGATAGCCGCGAACGCATTTCTGATCAAACCATTGGTACTGCTAACAGTCGTAACATCACTAAAGAAAAAGTTCTTGTGGTGCTTAAAGAATACACTGGTCCTGCAGATCCTGGTGATCCTACTCAACCTAGTACCTTTAAAATTGCTCGTGAAACTCTGATTACTGCTCAGCGTATGTTGCTGGATACAGGTAATCTGAATATGTTCCACCAATCTATTGGTTCTCTTACACTTCTTGATGATTATCGTCGTTGGCGTGATCGTGTGTTTATTGATGAATTAGCCAAAGCAGAAGCTAATGGTAAGGCATCAACAACACAAGGCGGTTATTATTTCGCAGCTAATCTAACTAAAGATTCTAGTGGTCGTGTTTCTTATAGCGCTCCGCAATATACAGCTCAAGCCCAACAATTCCATGTTGCTACGGACTTGTTGACTGTTGTTAAAGATATGCGTAAACGTAACGTACCTACCTTCTCTGATGGTTTGTATCGTTGTATTTGTGATCCTACATTCATGATGCATTTGCGTCGTGATGATGACTTCCGTGAAATTGCACGTTATTCAGGTAATCCTGGCCAAGGCATGTATATGTCTGGTAATCCAATGATGCCTAATAATGCTAGCTTCTACCAAGGTCCTCAAGCAGGTCAAGGTTATTTCTTAGCTGGTGAACCTGTAATGCCTACTGGTGTTCAGTTTGAAGGTGTTAAATTCTATGAATCTACCAACTTCCCAACTAAAACAATTACAGCTAGTTTTGATGGAGGTTCCACCTATTCTAGTCAAGAAACAGCTCAAGGTTTCTTCTTTGGTCCTCAAGCAGTAGGTGTTGGTGTAGGTGGTCCTAATGCTCAAGTTTTAATTAATAATAATGATGATTTCAGCCGTTTTATCATTCTTATCTGGCAACTGTATGCTGGTTTTGAAATCTTAAACAAAGATTTTGTTACTACTGCTTATAGCTTCGTCAGCGATGACGGTGTTCTTTGATACAATAAATAAAACAACAAGGAGAAATAAATGACTTATTTGACTTCCAAAAAGATTTACCCTGGTAACTGGGTAGAAGCTCTTAATGGCTGGTACAAAAATTTTGATTCCACTGGTGCTGGTGGAACTGCAGATGTATCCAAATCTGGTCCTACATCTGTTCTAGCTATTCCTGGCTATCGTTATTTTCAACAACGTGGTTATGTTCCTATAACCTGGGTATCTGGTGATGCTGCTACTTATGGTCAAACTATGAGTGTTATCATCCCGTCTCCTTATAGGCAAGATGATACCCGTACTGATATCACAGGAATGGTAGTCAGTGGTAATTCCACCCAAGCAGGTTATATTTACCGGGCTGCAATTTCTGTTGGTTCAGGTTGGGGAGATAATCGTGTTGCTTCTGGTGTCTATAACACTACAGGTAATGTAATTGCCTTTGGTCGTGATAATTCTGGTCCAGTTGCAGCTTCTGGTGAATCAGTTGCTGCTGCTGTACTATCTTCTACTGTTTCAGGTGAAGGTGCAGGTACTATTTATTTTGCAGGAGGTAATCAAGCCTTTGGTTCAGTTCCTGTATTTATTGGACCTGCTTCTGGTTTACAAGTTACAGCTGGATCAGGTTTTGTAAATAGTGGTGCTGTTTATAAACAGATCACATCTTCTACAACCTTTAAAGTATATTCCAAAGCTTCTGGTGATGCCACTGCTGTTGCAGGCGGTGTATATATTTCACAAGCAGATAAGAATGCTGGTTTAACCGGTTATTTATTTGTTGAAGTTTGTTATTTAGTTCCTGATAACGCTCCTGATTACAATGATTTAGAAGCTTATCTTAATAATCGAACAGTAAGTTCGACTTAATTAAGGTAAACTAATACTAGTACATCTAGTATCCATGCTTTATCAACACACCAAAACCGGCGCTCGGGTCAAAGTGATTAGTGAATGGGATAATGGCGAATGGTTCATGGTCGAAGATCAGGACGGTCGCCTTTATACTGTTTACAAAACTGAGATTAAATTAGATGAGTCTGCTACTAAAACAGTAAAGACTTTACAGGTAAAAGATAAAGCAGCAAAGGAACCGCCCCGTTCTTTTCCCCCAGATCAACGCTTAAATATTAATTCAGCAACCGCTCAAATGATTGCTGATCATATTAAAGGGATTGGTCTTAAGACAGCACGTGAGATCAAAGATATACAGATGAGTCTTTCTGGTGAAAAGTTCAGTAATCTAGATCAGTTAAAACAGATCAAACGTGTTGATTGGGATTCTGTATTTGCTGCTAATCTAGTACGAGTGTAATATAAGCCCTGCTTCAGCGGGGCTTTTTCATTTAGAATTAAAATAAAAAGTAAAATGACAAATTCAGGTGGTAGATTTTTTCTAGGAGAACTTGGTAGTACTGGTACATCTACTGGCCCTCATATTCATAAATATGTTAAAGATGTAACAACAGGTGCTTTTATAGATCCAGCAACAATTAAAAGTGCTTTAACTGGAATTCAAATAGGAGAAAAAAGAATACCTTTGGTTAGACGTACTTCTACAGGTGGTTATGAATGGAATCCAGATACAGGATTAACAGTCACCTCACCATTTGGCCCAAGAAAAGCACCCGTCCCTGGAGCATCAACTAATCATCAAGGTATTGATTTTGGAGGTCCAAGAGGAACACCTGTTTTTTATCAAGGATATGGAAGAGCTTTACCTATACCAAAGGCAGGTGGTTATGGTAATCTAATGACAATTAGGACCGCAGATGGAAAATATGAAATCGGTTTGGGGCATATGGATAAATTGGGGCCAGAAGCTGAGGTATATGCGTCAAATTTAAATTCAAAACCAATACCACCTGTTTTACCTCCATCTGATAACGATATTTACAAACAAGGAGAAATAGAAGGACAAAAAATAGGTGCTTTAACAGCGTTAACTCTTATGAATAGATTATTAAATGAGAGACGTCGTTCACCTTCATCTTATATAGAATCTTTATTAAAACCTGATAAAAATGATGAAGCGATTAATTTTTTAATAAACTATACAATGAAAAATCCTTTTGAAACACAAAATTGATTTAGTACATTTATAATAAAAGAATAATGGTGATAAGAAGTGCAGTTATCTGATTTTGATAAAAGTAGAGTACGGTATCATTTAGGATATTTTACTGTTTCTATTCCAGCTGGAGATTACGCTCGTCTGGAAGAAGCAATGAATACCATACCTGATTCTTATTTTTATAATAAAATTACTATTCAGGTTGGACGTTGTGATACAGCAGAAAAGAAAACTGAAGTGGCAAGTTCTCCTTCTACTAGAATTGAAAGTATCCTTGGAGACGTAGATCGTACAATTCGATCTTCTAATGCAAAAGAAGCCCTTAAAGTATGGGATGAAATATACTTATATGAAACAAATCGATTAGCAATGATTCTTTATGTACCAAACTATAAGGATCCTTTTCAAGCTCGCTATCGTTACGAACGTTCAGGTGCTGAATATATCCAAGCATTACCTGGCCCTGCTGATACTGCAGTAGGTAGTAATCTTTATCTTTATATAAATCATAGGTAATATCATGAATTCTTTTTTACAACGATGGCTTTCAAAACAAAAGTTTAATCCTATTGGTAATGTAGGTGGCTTAATTCAAAATTTAAATAAAACAACTAATCCTCTTTTTCAAAAAATACAAGGGACCTATAAAAATCTTCAAACTCTTGGTCCAACTGCTTTAAATCCACTTACAACTCAAAATCCAACTACTACATTAGGAAGGGTTGGTAAATTTTTTAATCCTTTAAATCCTAGTAATTTTAGAGATATACTTGGAGGCCTTGCTATTTCTACTATGTTACCAGAAAATGATCCTAATAAAGGTAATGCAGAACTTTTTTTATATACTCCAGGTGGTCTGATTCCAAAGATTGCAACTTTAGGACTTTTAGGTGCTACTCCAATAGGTACTGGATCAGAACTCCGCTCACATCTATCCGAAGCAGAACAAGCTCGGCTATATGGTAAATATAAGCTGAAAAATAATTTAGACCCAAATAAGCCAAAAAATAATTTAAACACAGGTACCCCACCACCTCCTGTTGAACAAAAGGTTATACCACCATTAAATAATATAAATATTGGAATAGGAACATCAGATCAACGACGTGCAATAGAAGAACGTAATTATCAAAATCAATTAAATAATATTAGACAACAAGCACTTAATCCTATGTCTCCAGATTTTCAAGGATATCCAAATGAATTAGCTGCACAATATGGATTAGAACAAGCTTATGGACAAGAATTAAAACAAGCTGGAACCTTAATACCTCAATTACAAGAAGTAGGAGCAGAAGGCAGCATAGCACCTAAAGATTTTGCAGCCTGGGCTAACGCTAATCCAGGACTTGCCGTACGTTTATTAAGACAATTACAAGAAAATTAAAATGGCACCTAATACACTTAATCCATTTGGTATTCCAAGAGATGTCTTTAGAAGAATACTTCAAGTAGCAACATTAGAAGCAGAAGATGAAAAAAGAGGAGCTAAACCTGGTACTGTAGCGTCAATACTTAATCGTTATTACAGCCCTAGTTATGGAAGTAATATTAATACATGGTTAGTTCCAAACCAATATAAGGTAATGGAATTACCAGATTTTAATAGAACAAATCCCTTACGCGCTGAGGCTTATTATAATTCTGATATTGGAAGACAAGAACTTTTAAAAACAGGACGACAGCTTGGTGGAGCAACAGATTTTAGAAGTACAAAATATTTAAAAGACATAGGTAAACTATTTACATATC